TAATTTAATGTAAATGCTGTGGTAGAACCGTCGCCAGTAAATGTCTGGCTGTTCAACTCACCATATTGAATATCGTTACCAATATAAGGCATGTGTTATTTCCCTGTTAGTTTGTTAAAGTTCTGCGTTTGCGTATTTAATGCTTTCTAGCATTGTTTATAACTCCGCACTGAGGTCAATCCTAGTTGTGTCGGTGGAATCTCTCCGCCCGATTGCTGCCTCACCAATGGTGAACGGGTCACTCGATACCCCAAAAAAAAGGGTTGCCTGATCTACACGGATTTGACCTACGTTTATGCCTGTGCAGTCACTCTGCGCTAGTGACCCGCCGTTGTTATATAGGACTTCAAAAGTCGCCGCCGCTGTGGTCGAAGCAGACGGGGCAGCCCGCATAATAACAGGATAGCGTAAAACCCCGGTCACGGTTCCTACGGATTGTGCGAAACATACACAAATGTTTTGCGAAATTTCGTTAGTCGGCTCATACCGCCAAAAATACCGTAGACACTTCGCGAGCGTCGTGCCGATATCCTCATGCTCAAAGTCGGTGGCGACGGAGCCGGGCTCAACTTGAACATGCGTAAACCCAATATAGTTGTTCGTTGAGTCGGCCCAATTATCAGTTGCAGAAGTTACATAGTGGTCGGCATCGTCATTCTCCCAAGTGTCGGCGGTTGCCTGCTGCTGACTGTAGAGGCCAAAAGTAAGCCTGTATGCATCGCCGTTGTCATTGTCGAGGGTGGCCGTACCGTCTGCCGGAACAACAAATGAGACACGCTCCCAAGTATCGGCGGCAGCAATCGTAACGTCATGGTGATACTGACGCTTTGTACCGTCTTGGGTCTTGACCCCAACGCAGAACTTTGCCGGGAATGTGATTGACGAACCGGCATCAGCGTGACCAATAACGTCAAATGAAATGGCATGGGCAGCAACCTTGCCATCGCTCCCAACAATTGGCTGACAGTTAAATCCCTCAATGCTTTGCTGAATAGCCTGCCCATCACCCGACGCAAGAGTGGTGTCAGCAGTCGTACAAAGAACTTTCATCCACTTTGCGGTTCCGCTAACCCCGCCGGAAGACTCTTGCGTTACCGTCCAACGCGCCGGGGCACCGCTACGAAGGCGCAAATAGTACCGATCTAGGAGATACTCTGCGTTAGATGCCCCAACGCTGGTAAAACTCGTCCCCCGCTGCGCCAGCGTCATCGCGCCGTTTTGGGCGAGGTTCTTGCCTAGTTGCGATACACCACTATCTAATGCACTAGCACCAATTGTTGAAATTGCCATTATTTAAAAACTCCTATGGTTTTGTCGGCCAAACGACATCTTCTGGGTTTGCAAATGTTTGTGGCAAGTCACGAAGAGATTGGCGATAAGCTGTTTCTTCTGCCGACATGGTACGATCTGAAACACCCCACCAATCTGTAGATTTAAGAAGTGCATCGCGCTCCCCACGAATACCAGCCCAAGTTGGTGCAGGAGGCACGTAGTCAGCGATAGCCATACCTTGCTCAATAATATCATCATAATGCCTGTTACCAACAGCAACTGGAATAGAAAGCTGACTACCGTTTTCTGTTGCAGAAATTACAGTGTGTTCTGCGTTTGCATATTTAATGTTTTCTAGCATTGTTTATATTTCCTTATGGCTTGGTCGGCCAAGCAGGGTTAGCAGGGTCAGAGGTGTTAGCAGGCAAGTCGCGCAGCGCGGTGCGGTACGCTTGCCATGCGGCAGGAACTGCCTCACCAGCTTCCTGCGCTTTCACGACAACCCAGTCGCTTGCCGCCAGCAACCGATCACGTTCTGCACGAAGCGCAGCCCATTCCTCGCTGTCGTAGCGAGCGGCGAGCCACCTGTGTGTGCGTAGATCGACAGCATCAATGTCTACTTCTTCGTAGACTGTGGCTGCGTCCGGGTAAGTCTTAGGTGTTAGTTCAACTCCATCAGCATCATAAGTCGCTGGCGTTGCCTTATCTTCCATCAGCTTGGCAATAGTGGTTGATGGACTGAGGGAGTGAATGACCGCGCCCTCTGCGGTGACGATGAGATTATTCATTTTCTAGTTCTCCAAAGCAGATTACCGAAACCCAAGACGGGTCTGTGTAGCTGCCAGCGTCATTGCGAACATAAACCAGTACGCGATCCTTGTAGAGGCCAGCGGGCGAGGTGTTGTAAGTTGAAGCAATTGAGGACGCGTTAGCAACGTAATGCGTCAGCCCAGTTGTATCGCTGTCTTTGAATGGCACAGAAAAATAAATGTTGGTCTTACCGCTCGCAACTCGCAAGGCAGACTCAACATTGTAACTGGCTTGAATGACTGCCGAGCCGCTGCTCATGTCCCAAATGCACCAAGCCTTCGCCTTGCTGAGATCAACGCCCGCCGGAAGTTCCGCCGCCATTGAACGGACCATCTCGTTGACTTGCCGTTGGTCAGTTGCCGGAGTGGATGCGAACAGGTTGGCGTCGTTGATTTCCGCTACCGCATCGCCCCATAACAGGCCGTGCTCAAACGTGGTGCCGCCAGCCGCGATGGTGCGCTCAGTTTCAATAGCCAGTCCGTCGAAGATGTCTTGCGTATCGGACTGAGTGACGATGTACTTGCCGGTCAGCGGGTCAACACGGGCATCTAGGACGGCATCGCTCGCGCCCTGCAACAGGCACTTTGCGTTGGCGACGAACATCCTTTTTTCGGCTTCGTATATTTTGCGGATTTGGTCGTCTGAAATACTGGCCTTCGCAAACCTGAATAGAGCGAGGGTGCCGTTGACCAGTGTATTTGTTCCGTCAACCTGCTCACCAATGCGAAGTGTGGCGCTGGCGTTTGCTATACTGTCAGTGTCAGTGGCAGACGAAAATTCCCTCGGCAATCCATCAACCGAAATAAATGCCTTGCCCTCTGTCGTTCGACCGAACGCGGCAAGGTGCCACGCATTGTCGTCAAACCCGGTCGTTGACGACGCCTTGGAGACACTTCCGCCGCCCTCTGCAAAGCTAGACTGTAGCGATCCGCCGTTGTTTATATCGAGGGACCAGCCATCGGCAGGGGACGTGCTTTGGTATTCAACGACCCTATCGAAACTTCCACCGTCCACCCCGTTCACTTTCAGCCAAATCAGCCCAACAAAAGGAACGCCAGAACCGGGCTCGAAGTCTGTATCATTCGCGCGTGACAGGTAGTTAGTGTTCGCAGTAAACCCGCCATACCCCAACAACTCCGCGCCAGTCTCTACCGCTCCCTCTGTGACGGTGCCGTTCTCAGTTAGCGTGTTGGATTTGCCGGAACGATCAGCGGTCTTTGAGTTGGCAAGGGCGGCGAGAACACAAGAAGCGTCAACTTGGCCCGGCATATATCCCGAGTTGTAGCTATTTGTAATAGCAGCGGTTGCCCACGCCTCAGATGTTCTATTTCCCGCAAGAATTGAAGCGGAAACAGAACCGGGTAAGTAGCTACCAAAGTAGCTAATCAAGCCATCGCTACGACCAACAAGAGTTTGTTGAGCGCCACTACGAATAGTGTTGACTGTGCCCGTTAGAGGATAACCACCACTCCCGTCAAGTGCTGCAATCGACCATGATGCGTTGTCTCTCGCGTAACTAATAGACCCATAGTATGTGTTGCCAGCGGTGTTGCTTTCGTAAATCAGAAAGTCGTTGTGAACGCCGACAATGTTGCTCAGAGATGTGTTCGCTGGGGCTGCGACAACTGTGCCGTTGTCCATGATGCCGTCGAAATCTTTTGTGGCACCAAGCCCGATAACAAAGGTTGGCACAGAGCCACCAGTGCGCGGATCATAGGGCGCACCACCAGCAATCGTCGCATTGACAGACTGAACATTGTTATCAGAAAGCGCGGGGGTGGTGCTTGCCGTCAGCGAACGCGGCCAACCATCGGTACGCTCGGCCCACGCCCCATCATGCGGGTCAACAATGTGAAAGCCTTGGTCGCTGGTGCCGACAATCACATAGCCCATGCTTGCTGCAATGCTCGTCGGCGTGGCACCCGTCAACGTCAACGTCGCAAGTGGCGTTGCGCTCGCAAGCGTACCAGCCGTCAAATCCCAGATGTTGACTTCGGCATTTGCGCCACTGGTCTCGACCGTTGCAAGCATTAGTGAGGTCCAAACCGACCCGTTGCTGAACGCGCCAGCCCACGCCTTGCCATCAACTGATGGCCCGACGAGACAGGTGTCAATGAAACTTGGGTTGCTCTGGATGATCCCGCTAACGGCGCTTGTGTCTAAAGAAGTAAATGTCCCAGCACCGGCTGTGCTACCGCCAATAGTAGCCCCGTCAATCGTTCCTCCATCAATGTTGACCGAAGGAAGAGCAAGATTGGCAAATACCTGAGAGACAACAGCACCAGCACCAGCGCCATCAAATTTCAGAAGGACATCTTCGCCATTCAGAATTTCATAGTCATTACTGGCGTTGTAGGTTCCCTGAAAGACAATGATTGATCGGCTGGCAGAGAGACTGTTTCTGATGTGAACGATCTTTTCGGAATCGTTGGGCGTCAGTTGGACATAAGCCGTCGCGCCAAGATCGCCGCCATCAACAAACTCGATGAACTTATTGCGGCCATTTGATACCGCCCCGTCTGTAATGGGGAGCGAATTTGGCGATCCGCTAGAACCGGCAGACGCAAGGGTAATCGAGATGATGCCGTCAATAGACTGGTCAAGAATATCAAGATTGGTATTTGTGGTGTTTCCCCAAGTACCCGATTGCTCGCCAGTAGCAATCTTCTCGATGCCAAGATTTGTAGTAT